TAACACTTGTCGGACGTATGCGCCCAATGCTTATTTTTTACTACTTAGTTAAGTTAGTTAACTTAATATATAACTAACTATATAACTTAAATAACTAACTAACTTAGTTAAGTAAGTAAAATTAAAAATAAAAGAAAATCTGCGTTTACACGCATTTTCAAGGTCAAGGTATACAATCTATCCAACTTAGATAGATAATGCGTTAGAAGGCCTCTAAAGGGCCTCTATCGCCTTAATAACACTACAAGCAGCATACCAACTGCAAATAGCATTATGTATTTTTCCCATATTCCTTTTTTCTCCGGTGCTTTGATGGTACGGTTAATGTACTTCGTAACACGTACCGTGTCCGGTAGGCATATTGCCTTTACACGTATCGTATCAAAGTTCCTAACAATCCGAAGTCGGATGTTGTCCTTTTGGACAACTACCGTATCAACATCGTTTAGCGTCAAGGTATCCCAAAGGGTTCTTTCCTTGGTAATAACCAACGTGTCCCATTTTGATTGTTCGACTCTTGCTCCCTTGCGAATCGCCTGGGTTAAATGCCATTCGGCAGAACAACTACCCAGAGCAAGACTCGCAATCAGGATTATCAATAGAACAGTTAGGGGATGTGGGAATTTCTTCAAGTTCATTTAACCAGTCGTTAAAGTTTGATGTACTTTGTTTTTCCATTCTTCTTTGTTGCTTTTAAAACTTCACCACGATTGTTTAGGACGTCATAAGAGACGTGAATCCATCCAGGTTGTACATCGGTACCAAATTCCCAAATGAGTTGCTTAAACGGCAGATATTTGCGTATGTAGTTAAACACCGCTGCCATATCCTCACATTGGATGTCTGCTGCTCTTCCGTGTACGTGGTCGGATGTTGCACTACCTTTAACCGAAGAGTTTACCTCCGGTGAACGAAATCCACTCGTAACATTAATTACTCCGAATTTATCCCGTGCCGGTTGCAGCACCTTTTGTGCTAATAGCTTCAGGTTACGGATTTCCCCTTCGCCTGGTACGTTAGGTAAACCGGTGTCGGTATCTGTAAACTCTGAAAGTGTAAAGTCCTTTGAAAGTCTCATAGGTTATGTATTTTGTTACTTTTAAGTATCATTAGGTGCCTTTTATTGCTCTAATGATGGTTTTAACGACCTTGACCCCGGTAGGTCTTACTCGTCACCCTTTTGTTCCGGCTCTTGGTGTGCCTTCCCAGTTTTCTTTTTGACTTCTTGATTTTTGTTTGCTCCTGTTGCTTCGCCATCTCTACTCATCATTAAGGCAAACCCGCCCATTAAAAAAGCACTAAACTCTGTTAAAGACGCTTTCTCGAACCAAACCAAGATTCCACCAAAGGAAATCAGGATAAGGCCGATAAGCGTTGTTTTAGGATTTCTAAATAATCTATCTATCATTTTTAATATCCCGATTCCATCTCCAAAGCGTGTACACAAAAGAGGTCAGCATCACAAACAGACCCGCTATCTGATGCACCTCTGCAATTGTTAATCCACCAACGGCCAAACTCCAACTTGTCGCTACTGCACTTGTACTGTCTGTTTTCATTCTTGTTCGGATGTTGCTTGATTGCACAAAGTAGGATTGGCCTCGCAGTAGGATTGTGCGTATGCTGATTCCCAACCCGCAAACCAATGAACTGCGCTATTCGGAGCAGGCCAAACAACGTATTGTTGGAATTCGGATGGTGCTTCCCAAATGATGTCAACCGCCCAACGTGGGTCGCTTTCCACAAGTCCGATTTGATGTACGGCACAATTCACAAAAGATACCTCACCTTCGTTCATTTCTGCGAATCCTGCGGAAAGCATATCGGTGATGAACTGGCCTTCGGTAGGCCAAGCGTATTTGCGGTATTCCATTACAAGGTGGTAATTTCTGCCAGTTGGGCGTTTGTCAATCGGGTGGGGAATAGGGCGGCTTGGTTCCATTGCATAAATTGAGTTCCAAGAAAAGCAAGTTCAGAAGCACCAATTTGTTGAAGGGCTGCCGTTACGCTAAAAACACCCGTTGCGGTTCCAGCAAGTGACCCGTTTATATATAAAGCAAATTCATCTGATTTGTAAGCAAATGCTATCTTGTTAATCACGCCTGGATTTAATTGAGTTGATGCAGATGCTGAAATGGTTCCGTTTGTTATTACGTTGTAAGTCCTTATAATGATGTCAATACGATTGTTTGTGTTGTAATTTATGGCGATGCGATTGTTTAAACTGGCGTCAGTAATCGCAAAAATTCTACCAGAAACTCCATTTGGCGGAACACAATCAACAAACAAAGTACCCTCCGTCTGACCAATAAGCGAAGAAACCCCCGTCTTACTTGCGGTGTCCGCCAACCTCGTCACCGCTGCCGTAGTGGTAGGAATGAACGTAGTAGCATAAGCCCCCAATTCCATTTGAGGGGCAGCGATGCGGATGGTGAAGTCGTATGTTGCTCCGTTGGTTAAAATGAATTGAAGAAGTGGCTGGACACGAGCAACAGTTGCCGATGTTAACGTGCGAACAAAATCAAATCTTTTTAATGACGTGGTCAGTTGTGAGCGAATGTTGACACTGCCTTCAGCCAAGTAAGTTCCAATGAGATTAAATTCGTATGTAGTTAAAAGAACTTGATTTGCTTGTGCCGTTGTATCAATGTTTTTTACATATACATTGTTTGACCAAACCTGACCAACAGATGCCGTTATTCCGCCATTTGTCTCAAAAGTAAACGTGGCAACGGTTGAATTTGCGGTGCCGTTAAACCTTACGTCAATGTAAGATAGCCCGTTTTCAGTTCCTAAACCTACAACAGTTCTTGTAAGTCCACCGCTACCACCTCCCCAATTTGTGGGAATAGTTCCAGGACTTCCCGCCACCGCCCCTACCATCGTGGAGTTGCGGATGGAGTTGGTGCGTTGGGGTTCGAGCAACAAGCGACCACAACTACTGAATGTCCCGTCTGCGTTTCTGAAATCTATTCGTGGTACGTCTTGTCTGTTGGTGGTTGGGAAGTAGTCAAGGGCGGAAGTGCCTTCAACCGCTTGAAAGCCCCAAATAAAAGTACCACTAACATTGTCTCCAACGTATGATACATTGCCAGAATTGTCGGGTATTGCAATTGAGGCCCTTGCGTTTACCGTTGCCGTTAAAATAGATGATATGCGATACCACCCATCTCCTGCGTCAATATATGAGTTACCTGTTCCACCAGAAAAAGTTAGTGTATCAAAGTCAAATCTTGTTACTGCCGTTCCATATTGTAAATTGACGTACCTGTATTCCGCTTTTTTAACAAAGCAACTTATTGTTCTAACGTCTCCAATGTTGCCTAAATTTTGATAAACGGAGTGTGAAGAACTGGCTGATGTCGATACAAGCTTATCGGCAGTTAATGTTCCATTTGGTGCAACAATAGTGTTTGCCGTGATTGTTGTTGCGACTTTTGTGTAAACACCATCCGAAAACATTTCAGAGAACGTCAACAAATTATAAGGACTCCTTCTAACCACCCCTGTACTATCTGTATAGGTAGCATCAGATGCCCTCGTAAAGGTGAGGTCACCCAATCCGCTGGTTGGCTTTTGGGCAAATACTATATCTTCCTTAATTCCACTTGGAATAAGGAGCCAAGAGGCGTCATCGTAAAAACTGCTCATAATAAGGCATCGATTCGAGCTTCAGCACAAGTAGCGTTTTGAATAACGCCTCCTGCTGCCTGTACTCTTTGTGAATAAAAATACATATACGCCTCACCGCTTTGACCCGTGAGGTTCGTCTCTGGATGTCCGTAGGAATTGGGGTGAACTTGCCCCCAACTGATATTATTAATAAAGCCCTGCCCCCAACCGATTTCGTTGTAGGCGGAACCTTGTCCCCATTGTATGGTATTATTTGGACTTTCCATCGAGATACTTTTGTAATTTGATTAGATTCTCGCTCTTTACCTTATAGTACCCACGATGCCGGGCGGGAATCTCTGTCCGGGTAGATGTCTTCGTTGACGTTTGCATTGTATTCCGGGAAAAGGGATTGGTTAAAAGACATATAGTCAATAAAGCGCTCCGTGTAGTATTTGGCTATGGTGCGCTCCTTTTCAACTAGGTAGTCAATTTCTATTTTCTCTGCGTTTACGGAGTTTTCTGAAGTATGCTTGTATACACCTCCATTGGCTACCGTAAAGGCCGCAAACGGCAGGTATTCTGTCATCGCAAAGTGGATGAGCATAGGTTGCAGATAATCTGTAACCAAAGACAAGTAGTTACCGGCAAGGGTGTTGTTTAGAATGTCGTTTGATATCTTATCGTAAAGCTTTGTGCCGGTATAATTCTGGAGATGAATTTCTTGGGCGACTTTAATAAATTGGATAAACTTATCCGTATCAACATTACCGGAGATTACCGTGTTACGGACAATATCCTCACGCTTGATGAAAAGAGCAGTTGGCATTATTTGCGTGGTTTTAAGAATCCTTCATTATCCATATCAACTGGGCGCTTTGCTACCTTCTCGTTGTTCTGTGGCAACTTTACACCTGCCTTGCGAGCTTGGTTTACCGATACGTCAGCATTCGGGTTTTTAGCGTCAGGAGTTACGCCTTCGGCTTTTGCCAGGTACGTCTTACGCATCCAGAAGTGGTGGCAACGTGCGCCTCCTTTGTATAACCAGATGTCGTATGTTGATGCACCACGTGGCCCGAATCCTGCGTTAACTTCTTGCTTACGCATACGCATAATGTCCTCCTTGCGGTAGACCTTCTTTGCGCTTACCATCAGCTTACAAAACTCACGGCTATTGGTCTTGGTAGTTCCCGGCGCGTAGGAGTAACGAATCTTGTACTTGCGGCCGTCTTTGGTTTCACCGTCTTGGTCAGACTTAGCGTTTGGGAATGCTTCCCCGGTCTTAGCGAACTGCAAAATAGAATCCAAATACTCTTCCTGCTCGTAATCTACCGGGCGCTCGTCCACCAAGTCCCAATTGTCTAAATCTTCGTCTTCGCCAAACTCGTTCAGCGTTTCAAACATTTCGTTTAGCACTTCGTCCGACACGTCAGCAGACAAAGCAACGCTGCTATCCTCAACGCCTGTATTCTCTTCAATAACCTCGGCAGGAGCAACAATCTCCTCCTTAAACTCCAACGGCTGCAACGTCTTAAAATAGATGTTTAGAGACGCTCCGTTGTAAGATAGCACTTGCTCTATTGCATCCAGGATAATCTCCTGTAAAGGGCGGATAACCACGTTATCGAACAGGATAGATGCCGTCTTCAACTCGTCAGCATTGTTACCTAGGCCGCTATTGTCCTTAATACCCAAAAGCATCGGAGACGTTACACGGTGGCCTACCATAATCTTCTGCGTACATTCAGACGAAAGAAATTGGTACTGCTCGCTTGCGTCTGATAATTGTACGGGTTCGATTGTTGCTGCGAGTTCCTTGTTGTCGTTGAAGGCCAAGATAAACCGACCGGCATTCGAGCTGCCAGAAAACTTATCCGCAATACGTGCCTCGATTAACGTCTGCTCTTCTTCGGTAGGTGTTCCGTTGTTGAAGTTAATCAGCATTGACGGTGCTAGGCCATTCTTGATGTTGCTGATATGGTAGTTGGCTACCTCTTCCTCCAATTCGGCATACGGCAAGGAACCTTGATAGTCCGTGGGTGCGTAGTAGTAGTATCCCGCTTTGTACGGTTTAATATACAGAATCTCGATTCCAGCTTTAGACATACCAAACGCCTCAATACGTACAGGTACCTCTTTGCGTTGGGCTACTCGATTCCAGTCCTTTGCATAGTAGTACGCAGGGATAAACCCATCTTCGTTTGCACGTTCAGCACGCAAGGTCTCAACCGGGATATGCTCAACACCTACAATCTTGGAATGGTCTTGGTTGTAAATCACCTGAAAGGCAGCATTGCCCATCATCTTAAAGTCACTAACGACTTTTTTAACGCAGTTCTTGGTAAACAACGACATCATCATTGCGTACTCATCTGGCTTTTGTGCTGCGTCTGTTGCTGCAAGACCTTTGCCGAAAATCATATCAATAACGCCATTGATAATAGCGTTGTTGGTAGGACTTCCATTGTAGCGGTCGATTAGGTATTGGAAATAATTGTTATCATCTCCGTACTCAATCCATTGCTTTCCACTAACCTCCTTTACCTGCGGCTTAACGTAGGAGTTCAAGGCCATAAATCGTATGTTGCTCATATAATTACGAACGTGTTATCTCCTGCCTGCTCTTGCGTGTAAACGCCATTGTTTACCGTGAACTTCTCGAAGTTTGTTTGGTTCGTGCAGAATACACGACCTCTGTATATCAAATTTACGCCATCAAATACCTCCAATAGGTAAAAGTTTGCTTCCTTTAAAGTCCAAGCAGCATTCAACGTCATATACCCGTTAGAGCTTGTAGGAGCGATTGTTTGCGTTTGGGTGGTATTGGTGGATTCGTTCGTTAACCGTGCTGATACAGAAGCAGGAAACGAGCGAGGGATGATTTGCAAATTCTGCGCTGATGCGCTTGTAGTTAAAATGTTCATCTTACAAATAACTCGTTTGTTGCTTTTTGTTTTAAATAAAAAAGCCACCCCGAAGGATGGCTCTTTTAAATTGGAACTGATTTATTAAATCTGTGGTAATGATTGTTTCAAATCTTGCTCCAGGTCGTTTCTAAGGTAGGCAATCTTCGCCTCCAATAATGCTGCTTGTTGTTGCGACTTATTGTATGCGGGAATTGTGTTTGCTGCTACTCCTAATTCCTTTGCCTGATTAACGATTTCCTTTTGGGATTTCGTGATACGGGAAAGGATGGATTGCAACACCTTCAACGCCTGGCTTCCCTGATTGCTGATGGTTCC